AAGATTGTATCAATCTGCATTAGTTAATACAAATGCTGCATATGTTGTAAATAATTATATTAACACAGATGCCACAGGTGAGTATTATTTATTGGGAACAAACGTAAAGATTGTACCAGTACCGGGATTGAATGGAACTAATAAGGCATACGCATTAAGAACAACTAATATGTTCATGGGTGTAGACTTAGAAGGTGATGATGAAATGAGTACTTGGTATTCTCAAGATTATGATTCAGTATATATGAGAATGAAGTTTAAGTTAGGAACTCAAATTTCACAACCAACAGAAATAGTAAAATTCATCGTATAATTTAAGGGGGTTAACAGCCCCCTTTTTAAACTTAAAAGGAGAAAACAAATATGCCATGTGCAATAGTTAGTTCATACGCCTTAGACTGCAAAGATGCAGTAGGAGGTATCAAAAATATTTACATCACAGAGCTTGCAAATGTTACAGCAGTAACAGAAAATGCAAGTGGATTTGTGACAGCAATCACAAAAGCAGGTGGAACAAAGTTTTACAAATATGCTTTACTGCCAAGAGCCAAAAACGATTTCACTCAAAACATAATGGCAGATGCTGCATTGGGTACGGTTGCATTTGAGCAAACCATAAATACTAATTTTACTAAATTAGCCTATGTAACTCAATTTCAATTACAGACTTTGATTGCAAACAGATGTTCAGTTATTGTAGAAACTAAATCGGGTCAATACTTTTTATTCGGTAAAGAAAATGGTGTTGAAGTGACCGCAGGTAGTGCAGCAAGTGGAGCAGCAATGAATGAGTTTAATGGTTACATCCTAACCTTTACAGGAATGGAGAAAGCATTAGCGAATGAAGTTAGTTCGAGTATTATCGCAGGATTGCAATCTTAATTACTTATTTTTTTATAAACTTAAAACCACTTCACTTATTGAGGTGGTTTTTTTTTAGCAAAATTTCACACGAGTTATATATATAAGTAGTGATACGAATTACACAAGAGGAGGCTCAAAATATTTATGTGACTTTAACCGAGAATAAAGTTGGAACAAGTCCATATTATTTACTTGAATGCACGAACCAAGTTACAAATGATATTTCATATTGTATTATATTTGATGATGCAAGTCAATATAAAGAAAGGTATAATGAGTTTTTTATATTTTTAGATTCAAATAATGCTAATAAAGGTTTAGATAAAAGTTTATACTTACCTTATAGTGGTTTTTATACTTACGTTATATATGAAACGACATTAACAGAAGAAACATATAATGATTTAACCGAAGCAGAAGAAGCAGCAGGACAAGTATTAGGGCAATTAGAAACTGGCTTACTTTGGTATATTCCAACTGCTCAAAATAACACAGAATATAATCCAGCCGATTCAACTACCTTTGTTTACACACCGCAATAATGACAGATAAAAAAGAATATAATTCAAGTGTAATGGTGCTTAAATTTACGAATGATAAAGTGCCTACATTTGTTGAGCCTAAGTCTTCGCAAAAATTAAAGTATGTAAAGTATGGAGAGAATAATAACTACCCTAACTTTTTACTAACTTTATTCAATAGAAGCGCAAAACATAACGCAATTTTAACAAGCAAGCAGCAATACATAACTGGTCAAGGGTGGATGTTTGATGAATTGGGAATGCAAGGCGAAGAAATAGTTGCATTAAAAGCGTTTATTGACAATCCTAATCCTTACGAAACACTAAAAGACTTATTAAATAAGACCGATTTAGATAATGAGATTTTTGGAGGTTGTTATCTTAAAATTGTAAGCGACAAAAAAGGTGGAATTTCAGAAATTTATCACGTTAATTATTGCGATGTAAGAAGTACAGAAGATAACAGCGAATTTTATATTAGTGATAAATGGTTGAATAGTGAAGGTGGCGAAAATACTAACATCAAAGAAGATGAATATAAGACCTTACCACCATTCGACCCAAGTTTAAAGAAGCTACCAAGTGAAAGCATTTATTATTACAAGTCGTATAGACCTAACATCAATACTTATACATTACCCGAATATATTGGTGCAATTCCTGCAATTATTACTGATGCTGAAATAGCAAATTTTCATAGAGCCGAAATTCAAAATAGTTTCAAGGGTTCTAAAATGATTGTGTTCAAGAATGGTGTACCATCAGATGAAGAAATGAAGTCAACTGAACGCAAGTTAAAAGCTAAGTTCACACCAACTGACAATGCAGGTAGTATAGTAATTGATTTCGTAGATGACCCGCAAAGAGTACCCGAGATATTAGACTTAGCAGCAGGAGATTTTGATAAGAAATACGAAGCATTAAACGACACGATTCAACAAGAAATATTTGTAGGACATAAGATTACATCACCAATGTTATTTGGTGTAAGAGTAGAAGGTCAATTAGGTGGGCGAAACGAAATGGTTGATGCTTATAACTTATTTGCTAATACTTACGTTAATCCAAAACAAAGAATACAAGAAGAAATATATAACCTATTTGCACCCGTAAAGGGAAAGCTAAAAATAAAAGCATTAGAGCCAATCATGCCAAGTTTTAGCGAGCAAACTTTAATGACTATTTTAACTAAGGATGAGATGAGGGAGATTATAGGTCGTAAACCATTAGACATTCAAACTAATGTTAACTCAACTATTAGCGATGCCTTAAATTCATTATCTCCATTAGTTGCAAATAAAGTATTAGCTTCATTAAGTCAAGATGAAATAAGAGGTATAGTAAACAAACCACCATTAGCATCCGATGCAGTTCTACCAACAGATACAACAGCGCAATTTTCAAAGTGTTCACACGATGAAATAGCAGATGATGATTTAGACTTTAGTATCTTCTCAAAATATGGTGAACCTATTGAGAATTTTGTAAGTATAAAGCATAAGAAATTTATGTTTAGTACCCAGCAATTCGCATTAAGCAAACAAGACAATGGAGTGTTAGATTTAATTCAGAAAACACCTAATATCACGATTGAAGATTTAACCAAGATTTTAAAAACAGATAAGACCTCAATCATTGAAAGTTTGACAGCATTAGGCGATGAGGGATTGATTGACTTAGACAGCGAAGGCAAGATAAGTTTAACAAGGTCGGGTGCAAGAAAAGTAGTACCAAGTTTTCAAGAATTATACATACGTTATAGATATGTTTTAAGACCCGATGCGCCTGCATTAGTTAAAGGTGGAACAAGTAGACCTTTTTGTGAAGCAATGATGGCAAATCCACGTTACTTTTCAAAGGATGATATTGACAAAATTGGTCAAGAATTAGGGGCAATATATGGAATACCAAATTACGATGCTTTCAGGCGAAGAGGTGGATGGTATCACGACCCTAAACAAGATGTAAACTTGCCTTTTTGTAGGCATATCTTCGTTCAAGAATTAGTAAAGAAAATAAGATAATGGCAAAGGCGATATTTTTAAGTGAAGCAACATTGAAGCAAGAATCAATCTTGCAAGATAATGTAGATATGAAGGTAGTAACACCGACGATAATTGATGTTCAATCCTTTTATATTTTACCGATATTAGGAACAGCATTGTACAATGATTTTGTAAGTAAAATTATAGCAGGAACATTGAGTAATTCATATAAATTATTACTTGATACTTACATTACACCTGCAATGATTTGGTATGTTCGTTATGAACTACCTTTGAATATTAATTACAAGTATTTCAATAAGGCAGTAGGGGTGCAGAATGCAGATAATATGCAGCCTGCAAGCATTGATGAACTAACAATGGTAATGGATAGAGCGAAGAATAAAGCCGAATGGTATGCAGAAAGATTAACTAAATATTTATACGCAAATCAAACTACCTATCCTTTGTTTTTAACACAACCGAATGCAGACTTAGCGACTATTTACGCAAAGCAATCTAATTACACAAGTGGAATGCTATTAGATGACAATAGTTGCTGCAAAGGTCAATACAATTTTACTGATTTAGAAACAAGTCCAAGTGTAACTGGCAGAGGTTGCACATTTTGCTAATGAATAAGGGAATAAATAAGACAAATATCGAGAAATTACAAGCATTTATCAAACAACAAAATGGAGTTCATAACACTAAACCAGGTACTAAACATAATAAGAACAATTTGCAGCAATCATCTACAAATAAATAGTTTTATTTTTGGGCAAATAAGTGAGATAAGTGCAAGTGAACAGGAACAATATCCATTAGTTTGGTGCGATGTAAACGACAGTCAAATGAGTGAACGAATGTTTACTTTGAATTTGTCATTATACATATTAGATATTCAAAGAGTAGACAATAGTAATGAGATAGATGTTTTAAGTGATACTTTAAGCATAGGCAGGGACTTAATAGCAGCGTTAAACAATCCAACTTATCAAGATTATTTTAATGTGAGATATGATGTAAACTTTGGACAAGTTAGAGAGGGCTTTCCTGATATAGTAGATGGATGGAAATTAGACATAGCACTTGACTTGATGGAATTAAACGATAGATGTCAAATACCAACAATTTAAACAAAAATTTATATATAATATTATGAGTACAGCATTAGAAAAGATTAGCGGAATGGGTGGGTTCTACGTGAACGCAGGAACATCCGCAAGAACAGGATTAGCAGTTGAGAGCATAGTTGTAATGACTGATTGCGTTTTTACAGCATTTGCAATCAATGGAGTTAAT